GAAAAGTGCCGATATCTCTACTGCATTGGAAGCTAAATTAGCAGAGTACAAAGCAGCAGCAGAAACAAAGAGTGCAGAAGAACTGAAGCAGATCCAAAAAGAGATGCAAGATCAGTACGATGCATTCGCAAGCGAGAGAAAATCAAACAGTGGTACACCTGAAGTAAAGCACATCGACACAGAGATGGCTAAGCAATTATCAGGTATCAACTTCAAAGAAGGACAGGATAACGACTTGACCGCAGCTTTGCGTAAAAACAAGTCTTTCCGTATCGACCTTGGAGAAGTAAAAGGAATGAGTATCGCAAATAACTTGAGTGGTGATCCGGTAGCGTCTTATGGCCCACGTCAAGCTATTCTGCCTTCTCAGAAAGTGAACTTCCGTGATTTGATCCCTACTTTGAACACTGAAACAGGTTTGTATGTATTCTACAAAGAAACTGCAACCACTAACAACGTAGCAGTTCAGGGTGAAGGATGTACCAAAGGCGAAAATACCTACGCATTGAGCGAGGTTAAAGTGGTTCAAAACTACTTAGCAGGTACAACTACATTCTCTAAGCAGATGGCTACTTCATTACCTTGGTTGACAAGTGCTTTACCAAGAATGTTGATGAGAGATTTCTTCAAGAAAGAGAATGCATCATTCTATACAACTGTAACCGGTTCAGCAACTGTTGAAACATCTTCTCAGACTGACTATGTTAAGAAGTTGGTAGATTTCATTGGTCAGCAGCAGCAGTTAAACTACAACACCTCAGCGGTGATTGTTAGTTACACTGATTTGTCTAATTTGATTATCTCTACTTACACTAATGGTTATTACAGTGGTGCAGGTGGTGTGATCATCAACGGTCAGGCTAATGGTTTACAGATTGCAGGTGTTCCTGTGATTGGTGCTTCATGGGCTACTTCCGGACGTGCTTTGATCTTCGATGCTGACTTCCTGGAAAGAGTTCAGGTGAAAGGTTTGGCTATCGAATTAAGCTACGAGAATAACGATAACTTTGTGAAAAACATGGTTACGGCTCGTATCGAGTGCCAAGAAGAGATCAACTTGATGTTGGCAGCTTCAGCAGCTTATTGTACACTTTATTAATATCGTGTGTGTGGCTTTGTGTTGGCCCTGACCTTTATAGGTTGGGGCTTTTTTATTTGGTGGTATGGGTATTTGTTGTAATTTAGTATAAAATTATTTTATGAAGAAGTTTTTTGTACGGTTTACGTATGGATTTTTTAATGATAGCCCATGCCAAAATGAGGGTAGTTTTATCTTTTCAGGTTCTGAATTAACCGATAGATTAGTAGTAGAAAGATGCGAACAATATGTATGGGAAAAGATTTCTTTATTAAATAAAGCAGGGCATACAGGGTTACAACCAAAAATAGGGATCATTTTACAATTAAACCCACTTTGAAAATAATTTATTTCCTTCCGAATTATGTTCCCTATTACAATTCAGGGGATTCAGTTATGGCTCATGCCATTGCCACCTATTTACATTCTAAAGGTCATGAAGTTACCGTAATGCTGAATAAAGGTATAGAACCGTACGAGTATGAAGGTATCAAGGTAATACCTCGTAATTCAGGAATGATAAATAGGGCAGATGCGGTATTTTGTCAATTAGATACTACCAAAGAAGCGTTTTTAAAGGCTTCAGGTGTTGTCTTTTGGGTGATGCACAATACCTTTGAGTTTCCTACGGTAAAAGAAAATCCACAGATCAATGTTGTTTATAATTCCGAAGCTGCGGTTGGAATGATGGGTTGGACGAATGACTATGTGGTGTTGCCTCCGCCGGTGGATATTGAATTTTACGATGTTTCACGTGAAAACCCTGAATATATTACTTTAATAAACTGTAACGAGAATAAAGGCGGTAAGGTTGCTTGGGAGATTGCAAAAAGGTTACCTGAGTATAAATTTTTATTTGTTATTGGTGCATATGGTACGCAGTTCACGGCTTCGGAAGAGTCGCCTTTGATAATCAACATAGATAATCATGCTAAGAAGCAAGGTATCGGGTATCTTCCTAATGTGGTTCACATGGATAACCAAAGCGACATAAGGGAAGTGTATAAACGCACACGAATACTTATTATGCCTTCACTTTATGAGAGTTGGGGTAAGGTAGCCACTGAAGCGATGTGTTCAGGTATTCCAGTGATTGCCTCACCTACATTCGGGTTAAAAGAGAACTTAGGAAAAAACGGTATCTTTGTAGAAAGAGAAAATATCGAAGGTTGGGTGGAAGCTATTAAAAAACTTGACGGCAAAAAGGAATATTCAGAGGCTTCTATTCATTCGAGGAAAAGAGCAAAAGAATTAGATCCAAAGGAGAAATTAGAGCAATTAGAGGCATTCGTTGTGAAAAAGGTAAGTGAGCATAAGAGAAAACGAGAATATGGCATACAATAATATTTTAGATTATACCAATACCGAAGTTGGTTATATTAATGGCCCGATAACAGTATCAGAGGCACAAGCCTTCGCAAGGGTAGAGAATACCAATACTGCCCAGGATAGCTTATTCGCTTTATGGATAAGAGCCGCAAGAACTAAGGTAGAGCAATACACAGGGCTTTCACTTATCCCCCGTTCTATTGTGGCGGTTTTGACCGTTCCCCAGGGTAATATGGAGTTACCCTTTGGCCCGGTAACAGGCACACCTACGTTTGTGGATGAACAGGGCGTAAGTCAGACGATCACTACTCGTGGATTGGGTTATCCTTTTATCGTCAATCCGGTTATTTACACTAAGGCTACTTATACGGCAGGATTCGCGGAGGGTGCAGTTCCCGATGAGTTACAACAAGCCATGTTATTACAGATAGCGTATTGGTGGGAGAATAGAGGCGATCAGTCGCAAGGTGGTGGGGCAATGGCTGCGAATGCTTGGTGTCCTGAAACGATTGCTATTTGTCAAAAGTGGAAACGTAAAGTCGTATGATATTAGGACGCAAGGAATATACTATTAGTGCCGGTAATTTAAAGGATAGGCTTACACTACTAATGCCCTCAGCTACTTCCGATGGGCGAGGCGGTAGTCGGATAACCTATTCCGATTATGGTTCGGTGTGGTGTCAGGCTAAGAACGCGAATAATTCAAGGGAATTAGCAGCGGCTCAATTGACTTTTGTGGATGCTCAAATATTTATTATCAGGGTGTCGAGTGTACCCATTACGGCTAATTGGCATATATCGTTTCAGGGTAGGGAATATACTATCCAGACGATTTTAGATATAGAAAACAGGTACCAGTATTACAAGATATTAGCTTACTCGAAAGATATATGATAGGTGTAAACATATCAGGAAGTCAGAAGTTTATAGCTGCATTGGAGGCTAAGAAGAAAGATATTATCGAAGGGATAGATAAGGAAATGGCAGAAAGTGTGGCAAAGATCAATATAAAGCAAAAGTCTTTAGCCCCTAAAAACACGACAACAATGTCTACTTCATTGCTACCTGAGAAGAAAGGCATTTGTGATTATGTGATAAGATCCACTGGCCCAGGTTCAAGCTATGCCCCTTATCAGGAATTTGGAACAGGAGGCTATGTGTTTATGGGTGAGGGTTGGGTTGATGAGGAACTGGCAACATTTGCTTCGCAGTTTAAAGGAACGGGGAAACGTAAGGTAAATTTGTACCCTCGTCCTTTCTTTTATCCGCCATTCTTTGAAGAAGCACCAAAACTGATTGCTAAGATTAAAGCGTTATTGTCAAAATGAGATACATATTCAGTTCACTTATCCCTGCGTACTATACGGCTCTACACGGTAACATTATCGTTCAGGGAATTACTTTACCTATATATGACGCTGAAGCCCCGGTAGGTGACTTTGGTTCGTATATCTTATTGGGTGATAGAAGCAGCACACAAACCCAATACAAAGGCGGTTTTACAAGCGAAGTAACCTTATTAGTTGACATTGTAGTAAAGGGTGATAACTTTGGCTTTGAAGATTGCGAAGATGCCGCAAATCAGGTCTTAGGGCTTATTA